TAGTTTTCATGAGAAAAAGCGACCAAACTTTTCCTTTAAATTACTAAATTCCAGGGACTTTTGCAAATTTAATCACTTGAAAATTAGATGTTTAACAGCATAAATTTAAATTTTGTCATCTACTAAAATTAGGGCGAGACTTTTAAGTTTTGTGACATGAATTGGATAACTTTGTATGGAGAATTAACAATCAACATAGCAATTGAATAAATGGCTAAACATTTCGGTTCTATAATGGATTTTACACGCCAGCGCAACGATGATCTCATGTGTGCATATCGTGAGCAACTTGCATTGGCTAAATACATTGTTATGCCCGAAATATTTGAGAAAGTGGCCGAATCTCCTGCAAGACGCTTTTGGGTATCCGAGGAACGGGCCGCTGTTGAGGTCGCGCGTATGTTGGTTGGAAAGCCTTTTTCGCGTATGCGGTCAAGATGTTGGTCACGTCTGCTCTTAACTTCGTTATTATCAGCCATTATTTTGAAAATCTTATGGTTGTGTCAATATCATGCGCAAAAGTAAGGCTATATATTAGGGCGAGACTTTTAAGTTTTGTGACATGAATTGGATAACTTTGTATGGAGAATTAACAATCAACATAGCAATTGAATAAATGGCTAAACATTTCGGTTCTATAATGGATTTTACACGCCAGCGCAACGATGATCTCATGTGTGCATATCGTGAGCAACTTGCATTGGCTAAATACATTGTTATGCCCGAAATATTTGAGAAAGTGGCCGAATCTCCTGCAAGACGCTTTTGGGTATCCGAGGAACGGGCCGCTGTTGAGGTCGCGCGTATGTTGGTTGGAAAGCCTTTTTCGCGTATGCGCCATAACAAACGCGAGATGTTTGAAGAGATATTCCGCAGATATATTGCTCTCCGCGATTTGTATCCCGATAAATCGTTATTTGAATTGGTCTCAATTATTGTTCATCAACCTGCACCGAAGTTCTATCTTACGTCTCGCACTGTTGGAGAGTTTATCTATCGCATTAAGAATGGTTGGTATGACAAGCAGTTTGACCGATATAGACAAGATACTGACGGAAAATGACCGCAGGAATGAGGCAATGTATGCCCCATTCAACCCGGTTACCGGGGAAGGGTCTATTGGAGAAAGGGTGCAGGCCTCTATCTCCGACTTTGCCATACCCGTTCAATGGTTGCCAGTCGATATGATGGCTATCCCTTTTGTCAGCAAACTTGTCAAAGCTGGATCAATTGACAAATTCCTTTCAGAAGTTCTGCACGTTGAACCTAACGATATTGACCATGATAAAGTAGCAGAGAAATTCATACGCCTGCGCTATCGCCACGATTTTCCCTTTTGGGCCGCTACTCTTGTATGGATACACAACAAGGACGCAGGTGCGGACGTGCTATTCCGGCTACGCTATCCACAGCGCATACTGGTATCGCGCTTTGAAGAGAAACGCAGGGCAGGCTTGCCGATACGCCTTATCCTGCTTAAAGCACGTCAGTGGGGCGGCTCTACAACCACGCAGTTGTATATGGCATGGTTGCAGTTCTTTCACAAGCGAGGTCTAAACTCCCTTATCATAGCTCATCAAGGTGCGGCTTCCGATGAAATCAAGGATATGTTCGACACGATGATTAAGGCATATCCCATTGAGATGCTCTATGAAATGGGCGAGGCATATAATAAGAATGAACCGAAGTTGGTAGGTGTCGGCAAGTCCGGATCAACATCGCGCGTACCTCAACGCAACTGCAAGATAAAGATTGGAACTGCCGAGCGTCCTGACGGTTGCCGTGGCGGTGCATATTCTCTCGTACACCTCTCTGAGGTCGGTATATGGAAAAAGACTGACGGCAGGTCACCAGAAGATATTGTACGCTCTGCGTGTTCGGGTATTCTTCTGCGTCCGTTTACTATGATTGTAATGGAGTCAACAGCAAACGGAACCGGAAATTTCTTCCACACCGAGTATTCTGCGGCCGCCGACCCCGATATCCCCTCTCAGTTTGAGGCATTGTTCATAGCGTGGTTTCAGATCGAGCAATATTCCATGCCGTTTGATAACGGCGAGTCTCTGCGCGATTTTGCTCGGTGGCTCTATGAAAATCGGGAGAATGATAACGTCCTTTCAACGCGTGAGGAATGCGGTAAGTATCTTTGGTGGCTATGGGAAAAAGGTGCGTCACTGGAATCAATCAACTGGTATATTAAGGAGCGAAGCGGTAAGAATGCTCACAGTATTATGGCTTCCGAGTTCCCCTCTGATGATGTTGAGGCATTCGTTCACTCCGGCACAATGGTGTTCGACAAGTATCAAGTTGAGGAGTTTGAAAAGGCTTGCCGTCCCCCCCGATACATCGGCGATGTTTATGCCAATTGCGATGAGGGCGAAACGGCTCTTGAAAACCTACGCTTCCATGAGGACAGACAGGGGCAGTTATGGATTTGGGCGAAACCTGAAATAGATGATGAGGTAGAAATTACCGACCGCTATCTAACGATTGTTGACATTGGCGGCCGTTCCGCTAAAGCCGACTGGTCGGTTATCCTTGTTATTGACCGCTTGAATATGATTGAGGGCGGTCGCCCGGCTGTGGTAGCCCAATGGTATGGACATTGCGATATTGACCGCCTTGCGTGGAAAGCTGTGCAAGTGGCAGCCTATTACAATAATTCCCTGCTTGTCATTGAGAGCAATACCCTGGAAACTCATGACCGTGAAAGGCAAGTTGAGGGTGGCGACCAGTCGCAATATATTCTCAATCAGATTTCAACTATATATCCCAACCTATACGCTCGCCGTCAGTCTGAAGATGAGATTCGACAGGGTATTCCGCGCAAGTATGGTTTCCACACCAACATTGCAACAAAGCCGATGATTATCTCAACACTTGTCAAGGTCATACGCGAACATCTATACACCGAGCGCGATAAGCGTTGTCTTGATGAATACCTTGTCTATGAGCGCAAGCCTAACGGTTCGTATGGCGCGATTGTCGGCAAGCATGATGACTTGCTGATGACACGCGCTATCGGTATGCACATCTGCTTCTACGAAATGGAGATTCCACGAATTATCCCCAAACAGCAGAGACCGGCGAGAAAAAGGGAAGGCCCCGTTTCCGAGGCCGTTTTCTGAGTAGTATATTTATGCAGCCTGCAACATTCGCTGTGCCTGTTGTGCAGCCTGCATATTTGCTCCCTGCTGTACTTGTTGTGCAAGTTCTGGTGATAGACCATCCGGCATCTGACCTTTTTCCAGTTGTTCGCGCTGGCTCTTGATACTTTGTAGGAGTTTGTCGGCAAATGGGAAGTCGCCGTGTTCAAGCAATTGCTCCACTGATATTGCCTGCACCTCAAACAACTTCATCAGAATATCGTTCGCAATCGCACGGTACGCCGGGGTTGATGTGCTTTCAACGATTGACAAGTCAAATTCAACGTCTCGGATTTTGCGTGGGTCGTATTCAACGATTGCCGAGTTCTTGCCTGCGATGTTGAATACTCTCGGTGTATCATAGAACTGCTGAATGTTCTTGACATCCTTTGTCGCTCCATCTTTGATGAACGATGAGAAAGTATCAAGCAGATCAAGCAGCGAAGTGGTCGCATTCTGCGCTTGCTGATTGTAGAGGCTTGCCGACATACCCGAATAACCAGGCTTGCCCTGCAATGCTCCGTTTACACCCGATATGTCCTCAAAAAATTTCAACTGCATATTCAGCAGTTCGGTAATGCCAATCTGCGTGCAGTTGTTGGCAACCTGCTGTGGCAGCACTGAACCTGTCTTTGGTTGCTTTATCATTATCACGCCGTTAAAACGCGCCCACTCATCAGCGATGTCTTCTATTGACATTCCTTTTGGCAGGCACTCTTCTGGGAATAGAAGCACACCCTTTGCACTTGCACGCATAATCCAGTAGTACATCGTTATGAGGCGGTTGGTATACCGCTGTTGGTCAATCACGTTGCTAACGAATGAATGTATCTCGCCGTCAATAAACGGATATGCCTTGAACACATAGGGGTGGCTTTTGTGTTCGTATGGCGTCTCGCCCTCATCAAGTATGTCACCGAACGGCGTAAGGAAATAATAATACCAATATGAGTCCATGAACCACTCATACTTAACCAGCGGTATATCTTCCTGAGCCATGCCCAGTTCCACGCCCTCGCGTAGGCGTTCCCTGTTGACTCTGCCGACAAATTCCTCATAATCCTCAAGGTCAATCTTGAATACATCGCCGTTGTTGACATCATGACAGCGGTAGCGAGGCTTGCTCTCTTTGCGCCATACTTCTATGACACGACATCGTGTGAGGTCACGGGGTACAAGGAAATCGTAATATCCCTGCAACGGATAACCGAAATAGTCATAGGTCGCACCTACAACAACCTTGTCGCGTGCATGGGCGTATATCTCGGAAAGCCTTGAATAGTCTGCCTCGTTATGGGCGAAGCGTCCGCACAATTCCTCAAATGATATATCATGGACTTCGCCTAGGCAGGACACATCCCACCCTCGGAAGTCTCGCATATTATTGTCTATAAAGAAATTGTTCGGCTGAACATAGTCCGTCCAACAATCCAGTTTATTCTCACGCCAGCCATACCACTTGCGCTGTACAACAAAGCCGGAGATAAGGAACTCTTCCATGCACCGGGCATTAATCTCGGTCATGCGGTTGAGCTGCATATTGCACTGCAGGACGGTCGACATGGTTTCGCCGTATTTCTGCTCATCGCGATCCCGGGCAGTACAGGTCGGTTCTTTGGACTGACTGCGGTACACGCCGAGGACAGCCTGCACCATACGCCGGATAAGGTTGTTCTTGAGCGCGACATTGCCCTGCGACTTGATGTAGTCTTCTTCCTTGACCATCTTGCCGTCAACACAGATATAGTCATCCCACTGCCTGCCATAGGTGTAGTTCTTGTTACGCTCTCGGTCTTGACGGAATGTCTCCATTGCCAGCCAATACTGTTGCGCCTCCCATAGGACCTCAAAGGCACGGTTGCGCCCCATGCTCTTGGAGCGTGCCACGCTGTCCAGTTCACTCTTGGGCATTACGCGGCTTGCTTTATGTAATTTCTTCTTTGCCATTGTGATTGGTATATAGTGGACGGTGCAAAGATAACTCCATGCATCGTCCACTATCGTTTAACTATTGTTGCGTGTTTATCAACTCTCTTACCATGTCGCTCTTCAATCTGATGATGGCCTGTGCGCAAGAGTCACGTTGAGCAGGAGTAGT